GCGATGCCTGCATCGCCCAGGCGGGCAACCGCCGCCTCTACCTGCTGCTCATTGCCGGGCATCGGGACGGGCACGTCGTCGATTGCCGAGACCGAGCAGGCGAGCATCGCCATGCCGAGCCAGGGCTCGTTCTGCGACAGCACAGGTCCCGCTGCCTTGAACAGGCGCAGCTTCTCGAGCGCGCCCATCCGGCGCAGAGTCAGCCGCCGGCCATTCGCATCCGTCACCGTGCGACTCGCCGAAGCAGCGGCAACGATCCGGGAAGATGGCGTGTCGGTCACAGGCGCTGCCTCGTTGTGGCGAAGAACTCGAGCTTCTGCTTTACCGCCGCATCGCCGCGCCAGGTGCCGGCGTTCGCCAGCTTGAAGACCACTGAGTTGTATTGATAAGTCGAGACGGAGCCGTCGGTTTCGTTGACGTATTGGTACATCGCGCCTGCGGGGACGAAACTGCCGTTGAAGAACGCGGCCTCGGCCTGCGCGATAAAGTCATCCGCCGCGGAATTTCCGCGTTCCAGCTCGAAGCCGCCCTCCCAGCCCTTCGGTAGCTCGGTGCCGATCTGCGTGCCATCGAGCCGGTTGACGCGGATCGATGCCGTGACCTGCCGGGCCTCAAAGCCGGTGACGTGCTCGAGGTCGATCTGCCCGAACGGGCCGATCACGACGAGCTGCGAGTCGCGCCCTATGTTGAATGTTGTGATGCTTCCGCTCATGGGAATCGCCTCTCGGTTGCGGCGCGATGGTTACGCTTGATAGGATTGCGGCTGGCCGGACGGCAACGTCTGCTTGCTGACCTGCACTGTCTGGCCGCCCTCGATGTTGACGATGAATTTCTCGTTGATCGCCTGGTAGCGCACCTGCGCGTCGGAGCGGACGTAGCCGCGAGCTGTCTGGCTCTGCGGGTTGTTGCTGGGGTCGCAGACCACGGTGAACGGCGGCGAGCCGTCCGGGTTGGCGCCGAGCAGCCCCTGGTTCAGCATCGACTGCAGGAACTGGAGCTGAGTGGCGCGAATACGTCGGAACAGGTCGGTGTTGATCACCTGACCGACATACTGACCCATACCGGCCTGAAGCGTCGCCGCGAGGTAGTTCGTCAGGCGGGTGTAGTTGTCGCCGCTGGTCGCCGCATTGCTGCTGCTGTTGTGCCCGGCGCGCACGCCCCAGTACGTGCCGCCCGGCTGCGGGTTAGCGATCACGTCGATCCCCGCGCCGATCAGAACCTGCAGATCCGCCGCCGCGTAGGTGTTGGTGATGCCGCTGCCTGGAGTGCCGGATTTCTGGCTGCCGATCACACTGTAGAGCGGCTTGTTCAGGCTGGACTGCTCGGGCGAGAGATTGGCGAGCCGGCCGGCGACGAAACCCTGCGGCGAAACCAGACGCACCGTACCATTGGTTGCATCCGACCACCACAGCCAGTCGCCGAACATTAGCTTCGCCGCGTAGCTATCGAGACCCGCCGTGGCCTTGGTCGCGACCGCGTTCTGGATCGTATCGCCCTGCGGTCCGGTGAGAATCATGTGGACGCCTTCCGACAGGCCGAATTCGGCCTGTGCCGTCCACTGCGTCGGATCATCGGTGTCGGCCAGCAGTCCGATCGAGCACCCCTGCCCCCGCAGCGCATACAGCCCGGTCCGAGGCAGAACGTCGCTGCCAACAAGGCTCGCGGCGGAGACGTTGCCGGCGCCGTCGGTCCCGCCGCTAAAGGTATAAGACGCGACCACCGGCACGCCGCCGAGCGAGGTGCCTTGGCCTGGCTGCGCGGTGACGAGCTGCGAGGGCCCGCGAAGCAGGCTCAGGCCTTTGTTCACAGCGTTGACCATGTTGGCCCAGAGCTGTGCCCCTGTGCCGGGGATGTTGTCGAAGAGCTCAGGCTGCAGGCCGGGGAGTGAGATGGTCAGCCGCCATGTCTGTGCCTGCGAACCAGGGCCAATGCTGGCAGCGAGTTGATTGCCGAGCGTGCCGCTGTAGATCGCGGTCAGCGCCATGGCGAAGTCGTTGGCATCAGGGCTCTGGATCAGGGTAGTCGCAGCCGTATCGGTACCATCCGTTACTCGCACGCACCGGAAGTTCTGCGCTCCCTGCTGAACAGCGGTCGCAACCTGCGTTCCCATGTCGTACTTGCGCGCGACGACCGGACCGAATTGCGTGGCATAATCGGACATCGTGGCAACGATCGCGGGCTGGTTCATCGGCCCCCAGCTCGCCGTGCCGACGACCCCGATCACGTCCGTCGGCACGCCATTGATGACCAGGTTCTGCGGCGACACGATCTGGACATAGAGATCGGGAACGATCAGCGCCGTCGTGTTGACGCTGCCCTGCTGGACGATCGGCATTAGCGGCTCCTAACCGATGAAGCGGAAGATCGAGTTGATGCTGCCGTCGTTAAACAGCATCGACGGTTGCGTCTGGAACTGAACCGTCGCGTATTCGGCCGTGTAAACCAGGTCGCGACGGTACAAACCCGTATCCTCAGCGCGGTCGATCACCATGTCGGAGGCATAGGTCAGCCGCGCCTGCGTGCCGTCGGCGAGGTCGATGAACGGAAGCTGCGCGAGAGCGAGGTCGATGGCCGAACCGATCGCATCGCGGGTAGCGAAGTCCGGACACCAGCAAGTGATGCGGAAGTCCTGACGTTGCCGGCGCAGCTCGCGCATCGCCTCCTGTGCCATCGCTGTGCGCGCGAGCAGCGACGTGGCGTTGGGGACCGTGAGGCTTGCGCCTTGCCCCACAACATAGAGGTTGGCCGAAGCCAGCGCGCCCAGGCTCGCCGCCACGAGCTCGGCCGAATCGGTCGGCTGAGTGGCGTAAACGTAGCTCCGTCCCTCCGCGGCGATGCCGGCAAGAAGCCCTGTCGCGCCGGTGCCAGCGAAAGTGGCGGTCAGGCCCTGCACAGTGACCGTGAGTGTCGGCGTCGCCCCCGGCAGCGCGTGCCACGCGTTGCTGAAGCGCGTCGTGGTCCGCCCACCGGCATTGGCGGGATAGATGCTGACATTCACGCGCCCCGCCGCGAGATCGACGCCAAGCGCAGAAGGGCTCGGCCAGCCGCGGAAGATCCGGCAGTCGACACCGCAAACGCTCGCGAAGGCCGCACCGTTCGGGTACAGCGCGCCGGTGACGAGCGCGGTTAGCGCCGTCTCCACATCCGATTGATCGGCCATGTCAGGTTGAGGCCTGCCGGACCAGAAGACGCCAACCAAGCTCACTGAGCTCCGCCGCGGCTACGACGCCATCGCGGCCGAGATCGTCGTGCATGAGGTCGCCCATCATCAAAGCAACGTCGCTCGCGCCGGGAAGAAGCACCGTCCATTGGGCCTCGATCGTATCGCCCGGAAGCTTTGCTTGGGACTCGGAGCCGCGATGGATGCCGGTCACGCTCACCGGCCAGGAGGTGAGTACCGGAACGGCATTGGTGCGCGTGACGCCACCATAGTCATTAACGCCGGTCAGCTTCGGCGCAGGCGCGCGGAAGAACGACACAGAGCGGTCGGTACGTACGACCAACGCAGGCATCAGCCGAGGCTGTGCGGCGACGAACCAAATCGACTCGTTCTGTACGAGGTAGTCACCTGGCTTGGTGTACGCCGTGTCGAACAGCCCGAACCAAACCGCGTCGCCGTAGCCGTTCGGTCGCCTGAAGCCAATATCTGCGCCGGTGAACGCGGCGTGCAGGCGCACGATGCGGTTTCCCGGCACCAGTGGGACGCCGACGCCGCGAGGCCGGTAGACATCCGTCGTCAGGCCGACCGACCGCGCGGCAATCCCCAAGCCGCGTGCTGTCGCGTCCTGCACGGCATAACCCTGATCGAGCGGGTTGTGTGCAGGCGGAAGGCGCGCGGGGGGAGGCGCGGCTGGCGGATTGGCGGGCGGACGACGCATGAGTCAAACGATCATCTGCAGGACGTTGTCAGTGCTCGCGAGAGCCGGCCCCGGCGGCAGCCCGAGGAAGCCGCACAGCCGCCGGCGCCAGCTATCGAACAGAAGCTCGCGATCAGCGACCTCATCGGGGTTGCGGGTCCACACCGCGGCCTGTTCAGTATCCAGACGGGTGGCTGCATCCGTGACGCCGCTCTCCAGCGTCGCCAGCGTGGCAAGATAGATGCGCACGACAGCGATTTCCGCATCGGAGAGGTTGTTGAGGCGGTACTCCATCAGCCCGTAGGCCTGGAAGAACCGCCAGCCCTGAAAGCCCGACGCCCCGGCACCGTACGCGGGATAGCCGCAGAACCGCCGGACGTCCGTCTTCTCGGCATCCGTGAAGGGCGGCACGGTCGCGGCGCCGCCCGCGCCGGCGGTGCTGCCGCTCATGGCGTGCCGTCACCGACCGTGAAGAACACCTCGCCCGAGCCAGACACCAGGATGGCGGCAGCATTTTGGATGCCGCCACCTCCTGCGAGCACGATCCGGCTGTTCGGCAGGACCGGCACGTCGGCG